GGCTTCGTTGTCACTCTCTTCTTCAGTAGTATCTTCATTATCTTCATTAGCCGCAATCTGAGGAAGCTCTTGTTTATCTTCTTCTAAGGCTTTTGAATAGGCTAGGATATCACGAACAATCTGAACAACTTCTGACCATGTCTCGGCTTTAAGAGAACGGTCAAATAATACTTGCTCTTCAGAATTGAACGGAACTTCAATCTCGCTACGTAGTTTAGACTTCAGATTGATTTTATCAATAAGCTTCATCTTATCCATATCGTAACTATCTAAGTCACCGAAGAATTCTTTCTCAACGAGAACTTTGTATCCACGCTTCATTGGCGAAATCAAACCAGGATAAGTCTCACGAATCTTACGTTCAATACGTACATCTTCAATAACGTTTAGGTAACTATGAGGACAACCTTTGATTTCTTCGTTAGCACCATGCCAACCCTCAGAAGGAGTAAACAGAGCATGACCAACTTCGTGGCCAACCAACAAATCATACACATCTTTACCATGGTCTTTCCAGATAGGAAGACCTAATACCCGATTCTTAGGGTCAAACCATGCCGTACGGAAGTTACCATGACGAACCTCAAGGTTCTCCTTGGCGAGTAGCTTGGCTAGGATTGGATTAGTTAACAATGACATAGATATTCCTCTCAATTTATGTAACCATTATACCACGAACAATTGGGTATGTACACAACTATTTTGCAGTTTATGCCATTTTTTTATACTTTTTTAGAATATGTGACATTTATATCACACTTTTTGGTTATAAGGGGAGCAGTTTAGCACAGACATACTCAGGTCTGGCCCTAAGGTAAGGGCTATTTGATTTTAGAGAAATTGTGTTCTTTGTAGAATTCAATCTTGGACCTAAACTTATTCTCGAGAATATCTCCTTTGTGGGATATAATGAATACGTTAGAACCTTCCTCTAATGTTTCAAGTATTTTTGTAAGATTATCTATACCGTCATGGTCTAGGGATGAATCAAATGTTTCATCAAGTACTAATAAATTAGTTGACGCACTGTTCTTCATCTTCGCAATCTGACGCCATGTGAACAATAAGGCAAGGTCAATACGTTGCTTCTCACCCTCAGAAAATGACGAATAGTTAAAGTTATCACGATGACGTGATCGAATGGTTTCAGTGAACGTTTCATCTAAGTGAAATGATACAAAGAAATCCAAGACTTGAAGATAGTTATTAATCAACTTATTCATCACTGGCAAATACTGTTTAATGATTTTGGTCTTAATGCCAGTATCCTTTAAAAGCTCAGCGATAATTTCATTGTATGTTCTTTCTTCTAAGTACTTTAGTTTGCGTTCAGTTTGTGTATCCTTATTCTCACGCAATCCATCAAGTTCAACCTTCGCTTGGTTAATATCACCAGTTTGACCTGTAAGCTTCTCAATCTCTTTGAGAGTCTTGTTAATCTCATTTTGAAGGATACCGATTTTATCATTGTTACCAAGAATCTTGTTTTGCCGGTCTTGTAATTCTTTTAGTTTAGCCTTACTTGCCTCTACTTCACTATTTGCTTCTTCTAATTTTTTCTTTAAATCTTCAGAGGCTTTATTCAGTTCTTTCGCTTTCGCACTAATTTCAGATACCTTTTCGCTCTTCTTCTCTTCAGTGATGACTTGGTCACATGTTGGGCAATTATCATTATCAGTATAAAACTTAGACTCTTGTACCAGAGATTTCATTTTAGTATTAAACTGCATATCGTATGAATTCATTTGATTCACAGAGGAATTGTTCTTTTTACATTCAGCCTCTTGAGACTCAATCAATGTAGGTAGGTTTTTACCTAGGTCTTGAGATTCTTCCAATAGGTCATTAATGCTACCCTCCAAATCAGAAATTGAATCGTGCTTCTGGCTTATCTGATCTGTGTTAAGCGACTCTAGATTCTTAATATACTTGCTCTGTCCATCGATACGAGTGTTAACCAAATCAATTTGATGTGTAATATCTTTGATTTCTTCTTTAATCTTAGAGTTGCGTTCCTTAAGTAAACCATTCATCTTAGTGAATATATTAATATCCAATAAGTCCTCAATGACTTCTCTGCGTGACCACACTGGCATTTGCATAAAGGGAATAAATGATGAACTACCTAACACAACAACTTGGTGAAATGACTTATGGTTAAGCTTCAGAATGTTTTGTTCTAAGAATTTTTGATAATCTCTTACCGAGGACATTTGGTTAATGAGGTTACCGTTCTGGTAAATCTCAAACTTATTAGGTTTAATCGACCGCACAATACGAAACTCTTGCTTACCAGCATTGAACTCTACTTCAACAACCGCATGTTTTCTATTGATAGAATTGATAAGTTGGTTCTTCTTAATATCCCTATGTGGTTTACCAAATAACCCAAACGAAAGTGCATCAAGCATTGTTGATTTACCCGCACCATTTGAGCCTACAATAAGTGTAGTTGGAGTCCGGTCCAATTGCACTGATGTGAACTCATCTCCTGTAGATAAGAAGTTTTTCCATCTTACAGATTTAAAGTGAATACTCAAACTATACTACCTCAAGGTTCTGCGCCTCTGTATATAGTTCTCTTAGGCGCAATTTAATATTATCTTTGTCTAGGTCAGTATCAACAGCCTCAACATATGTATCCAACAAATCTTTTGTATCCTCTAAAGATATCGATTCATCTTCAACATTTTCTCCTCTATATTCATCAAAGCTCTCGGCAATCTTGAGCTCATGCGTATCTACGTCTTGTAACTTATCAACAAACCTATCAAATTGATATAAATCAGTTTTGTTAACTACTACCAACTTGACAAACTTGTTCTCAAATTGTGACATATCTACGCTATTATACACTGCTTTTTCGTCATTGTACATATATTTTTTGAATATTGTATGCGGGTTTCTGACAGGAGTAAGCTCGCGAGTATCAGTATCTAGGACATGGAAATACTTTGGGTCATCAACATCATTCCAAGTAAACTCCATTTGAGAACCAAGATAGTGGATATTACCTTGAGATGACTTCGTATGGAAGTGACCTGATAATACCATTTCAAATCGACTGAATAGAGATGGACTCATGCCATGAGGATTCGGCATACCTTTATGCATATCAAACCCAACCAGTTCAAGGTGAGCACCGAGTATTGGAGCTTTACACTTTGAGATGAAATCAGTATATTCTACATAGTTCTGGTTATTAATCCATGGTACTACTGCAACGCCAAGGCCACCGTAATCTAATACAGTAGGCTTCATCACAATATTAACATGCGACGTGAAGTGTCCCAATAGTTCTTTAAGGCTACACAGATCGTTAGTATTCTTATAGAACACGTCATGATTACCTGGAATAATGTCCATAGTAATACCAAGGTCACGCATTGGTTCTAAGAAGTGTTTACGATTTGCATGTAGAGCCTTGAAATTAACAAACTTACGGTGTTCATAATAATCACCTAGATGTAGGATATTAGTAATACCATGCTCTTTTAGATACGGAAAGAATACATCAGCGTAGAACCTACGTTGATATTCAATAAAGATATCTGACGAATTACGGACACCACAATGTGTGTCGTTTAAAATAGCAACTTTCAATCTGAATACCTCCCATGATTAATTAAGTGATACATTCTATGGCTGTGAATAGCCCATAAAAGTTTAATTAGTGATGTCTCAGAATAGACACCTGCTTTACATTCATATCTCCACATAATTATACCATAAACAATTCAAGTTTTTTGAGTTTCTTCTTTTCTTCCTTTGCGAATTCTTTGATTTTATCATCTTTAGTCTTGATACTATCAATACGGTTACGTAAGGTTTCAACATAGGCCGATGCGCTGCGGGCAGAATTAGGGTCCATACCAACATCGATAAAGTCTTCAATACCCATTTTCTCAATGTATTTAAATTTAATATCTTGTTGCTTTTTCTCTTTTGTGATTCTACGAATGAATGCAAAGAAACAAATCTGTGTGAAATATGAAAATGCATTCGGTTTACCGGTACGAGTAATAGTATCGATGTTATAGTTCCGAATTGCTTTGAGACAATTCTCTACAGCATCCATTACCATTTCTTCTCGGTATGAATATCGTATAAAGTTAGGACGATGTGAAAGTCCTTCTGAAATTTTCATGAAACACATGGCTATATAATCAGGAACGATTGGAAGTGGTTTCCCATCTTCTTCAGCCTTCATTACAGATTTAACATAGTCCACGACAGCATATGAGAATTCCCTATTATTAACGTAGTGTGGTTTATCTTTAGGTTTAATTGCCATTAGTAGCTCTCCTTATAATATGTTATTATACCACAGTTTTATGTAAAAGTACACCTTTTATTTCGTTATTACATAAAAAAATTAATTGCAAATAATGCAAAATAACTGTGTACAAAGCCTGCAAAGCATGGTATAATAGAGCTATGGTCTGGGGGGAGCAGAGGTACAAAGGTATTAATGAATCAAGTCACTCTTAGTTGGAAGCATAAGCTCATCAAACATATCCAACTGTCGTTCTTCATCTTCATTTAATAATCCAACATTATGGGAACCATCATCGAGCGCAAGCGAGATGTAATGATATTTAACCTCTGCATCTACTGCACAATGTGAGATAACATTTGACTTATTGATACTCACAAGCTTAGAACTGGAAAGGGCAAACCATGGAAGCAAATGATACTTTCCAGCGGTACCAGGTACATAACGCAATTCCATAGGTGTTTCTACTAGATATGTGCTATCGTTGTCTGAACTAACAAGACACACAATCTCATCACCGCTAATTAACTTCATTTGTCTAATATTTACTTCATCAGTCACAGGCTTACCTCATAAATTTTATATTTGAATTTCTCTTTGCTGTATATACTTATACGCACACCAGCATGTTGTAACGTATAGTTCTTCTTTGCTTTCCAATGTAAGTCATCGGCAATGTCAAATACTTTAGTACCTTTACCATCTGCACTCTTACGTAAACCTCTACCGATACTCTGAAGAACTTTAATTTGTGATTTACTTGGAGATGCAAATATAATATTATTCAATGACTTAATATTAATACCAGTAGAGAATGTACCCAATGAAGCAACAATAATAGCATCAGACTGGGTCTCAGTAATCTCTCTGATTTTCTCTCTTGTATCAACATCGGTTTCACCTGACACATAAAACAACTTACGGTTTGTATCGCCAAATGACTCTAATTTTTTTCTCATCATATCATGCAGTGGTTTACCATGCTTATCTACAAATTGGAACAACACTAATGTATTGCCATCCTGGTCTAGTGCCAAGTTAGTAATAAACCTGTTGCGTTCCTCATTACGTACAATATAATCTATCTCATCTTGGTATTTTAATTTTGATACCTTCTGGCAAATCTCATCTGCATACTTAAGGAGGATTACTGATACATCGAGGTCAGCCAAAGCACCTTGGTCAATCAAATCTTTCGTTGTGGTAACCTTTTTTACTGGGCCGAATAAACCTTCTAATACTAACCGATGTGTCTGTGTACCATCGAGTGTACCTGTTGTACCTATACGATACTTTGCGTTGCAGCATTTTTCTAGGATAGATGTTAATGATTTGGCCTTAAAATTGTGCGCCTCATCACCTACTACCATACCGAATTCTTGAAACCAAGTACCTGGTAGCTTATATACTGATTGCCAAGTAGTAATGATTACTCTCTTCTTAATACCAAATTTTTCTTTGCCTGAATAGATTCGGTGACAGTTATCTTCTACACGAAATTCTTCTTCGAAATACGCATAGTCTTCAAAGTCACTATACATCTGTTCAACCAGAGAAGTAGTAGGTACAATCAACAATACGTTATCTTCATATGTTTCTAAGTAATATCTGAGAGCCATATAAATGATTAATGATTTACCGGATGCAGTAGGAGATAGTAATAGAGATTGCCTATGCCGAAGTGCATGGTCCAATGCGCTAATCTGATAATCTCTTGGTTTAATTAATTTCTTGCCGGCGGACAATGTTAATTCATCGAGTAATGCAGGAATATCAATTACCTCTTCAGTATCAGGTCTACCATATACACGGTTGTCCTCTACAATAATTTGGTAATCACGAGCTTCAGCAAATTCTTTGAGGTAATTAAAAAGTCCACAATATAGTGTTTGTTTACGAACGTCAAAAAGCCTTATCTTACCATCCCACATACGATTCTTAAATGCCGGCATGAATTTATAACCCGGCACATAGAAACAGAAGTGTTCTGATATTTCCATCTGTATACCAGCATCGCACTCTATCTGGAGATTAACGTGGTTAAGTTTTTTAACTCTTATTTTTTCCATGTTATAGGACTACTTTACACCCTCGTAAATAATTCCCTGCTCATTAAGAGCTTTTCTATTAACCATGTGGTGTTCATTAGTAGCATCTTTGTTACCGCCATAATATGGAACAGCATGATGATTATCAATCATTAATTGATTAACAGATTTCTCTTCGGCATCAATAAAGATTTCACCAAGAATTCTACCGAACTTACCTTTTTCATGTGAGATCAACTTAACTTCGTCTTCAACTGATTGAATTAAATCCTGTAAAAAATACTTAGATTCTTTACCATAAAACTTTTCTTCAAGGTCACGAGTTCGAGATTCCGGAGTATCGATACCCATCATACGAACACGTTGTTTCTTTAACCATACGCCAAAGCCTAAATCAATATCAACATCTACAGTGTCGCCATCGACTACTCTTACTACTTTACATCTATATTCATACATTGTAATTACATCCCACTGGTAAATTTGGCCCAATCAATTGCATTCTTGATTGATTGGTGTCTCCATTTGATATTATCTATAATCTCTTTTAAAGTATCATTTACTTCTTTGAGGTAATCGATTTTTGCCTGTGCGGTTTGGATATCAGGATCTGCGTCATAGAAACGGTCCATATCACCTTTCAATACGGTAAGACCTTTCATAGCATCGTAATCCCATCCAAGTTCATCCATCTCAGCCTTTGTCATCTTACCATTATACCATAGCCATTTGTTTTTGAGTAGGACTTTAAAATCCATCTCGTACTTCTTTACCCTAAGACGGTTTACGCTTAGCATCTCTAAGTATTTTGAATGAAGTTTTGCGGAATCGCGTGATGCACTATCCAGATTCAGTTCTTCTATGATAGAATCTTTCTTCCACATCTCTAGTATTTGTTCAAGGTTATTCATAATCTCTCCATATTATATCAACTGTATATAGTATTATATACTGCTTCAAGCAAAAAGTAAACAGTTATTTTAGGCTGGGGGTGTTAAAAAATTAAACTG